CGGCTTAAGCGCACCGAACAGCCGACGCTGCGTCCGCACGTCAACCGCTATGCGCCCAAGCGCAAAAAACAGCGACGTAAAACTCATTGACACGCAGGGTTTTATGGCGTATAATGTCCGCGTAAGGAATTGACCGCGCGGCGGGGTGCTCTGTCTTCTCTCGCCCTGCCGCGTCCATCGGAACGTCAATGCGTTCTAATTTCTTGAACCAACTGCATACAATCACTGGCGGACGCGGTCTGCCTCATTGCCGACGCTGTAAATTGCTCGGCATATTTTTATTTCTGAAAGGGGAATGACAATGGATTTCTACGGAATGTTTTTAGCGGCACTCGCCTGGTTCCAAACCAACTGGTCGGTGATCGAATCATTGGCGCGCAATCTCGCCGCTGACTTGGGTGCGCTCTGGGCGCTCGGTCTGGCGCTGGCGGCAGTGCTCAAAAAGTTCTTCCCGCAGTCGCCCAAAGGCGCAACCTTGCAAGCCAAATTGATCGGGGTGGTGAAGCCATGAAGTGGCGCGGGCTGGCTCTACTCCTCTTTGCGTTTCTGGTCGGGTTGGTCCCAACTGCCTCGGCACAGACTCCCGTCGAAACCGTGACGCTGATGTTTGCCAACCATCGGGACTTTGGTTGTGTCAAGTATTTTACCATCGACCTGGCGCATCTGACCGTGACCAAGAACGGCACTCCGCCAATGGCGTATAACCCGCAAATTAGCGCGTTCGCTAAAGAACGCAATCTCGACGAAGACTGGGCGACGTGCTACTATTGGGTCTGGCTCTTTGACCGCGACGTGAACGCGAAACACTATGCCAACCGCAACGGCATCACGGAGGCGGATCGCACGGCGCTGTACTATGCCGACCTCAACGAAGTCATATATGATTTGGGCGGTCAACCCGCGTGGCGGTTCATCCTTCCAAACGGCAGACCCGAAAGCGGTCATTTCCAAAAGTATCCTGACCGCTATCTAGGATTCTTCGACTAATGAAACGCTCGCCGCGTCGCAAGGCAACCCGCGCCGATAATACCGCCGTTGGCATTTTTCTATCTGTGCTGACGTTTGTCGGTTTTATTGTCGGCGTGATAACATTGCGGGGATTCGGAGCGAGGTGATACCGACTCTGATTCTCTATGCGCTCGGCGCGCTGATTCTGCTTGTCGTCGCGCTCGTCATTGTCAATCTGGCGAAGCGCGGGAATCCGACCTGGTAACGCAAAACCCGCCGCGCATCGTTCGGGCGGCGGGGCGAACCTTAACAAAACTATTCAATTGTCAAGAGGCGAAGATTTCACGAAACCACGCCTGCGGGCAATTGGCGTCAATCCATTCAACGGCGTTGCGGTTTAGCGTGTAAATCAAAACGCTCTGCATGGATTTTGGATAACCATCGACTTCGTCGTTCCATCGATTTGTCATTGCCTCGTTTGACTTGTCTTGCTTGACCTGCTCGAAAACCCTTTCGGCTTGGTCTGGAAAGAAACCATTGTTTACAAGATAGTCGGTGCTGAATTTTGAGATTGTCATCTTCTACTCCTGCGCTGTCTTGCACGGGTGCGCGCCCGACGGTGAACGATTTACGAGGTCGATGGTTTCGCGGGTCTGCCGCGCTTCGGTTGGCGGTTCGACTCGACAAACGCGGCGAGATCGGCGGCGGTAACGACGTAGGTGTGTCCGAATTTGAAGCCGCGCAATAGTCCGAGCCGAATCCACGTGTCTATGGTGGTACGGGTCAGATCGCCAAAGGTGCGGCGTTTGATAAGTTCGGTTACGGTAATCAGTTGTTCGGTCATGGTTGTTGCTCCTTAATAATTTTGTATGGTGTTCCGCGCGTGTAGGCGCGTTCCATTGCGTGAGACAATTCGTCTTGCAATTTGCCAATAGCCGTTCGGATGCGGATAATCTCCGCCTCGTCGTCGGGTTGAGCGTCCACAATGTCAGGGACTTTACCGTTGACAATTTTGTGCATCGATCCGTAGAACCAAACCTGCGCGGGGACTTGGCGGGGCTTGCTCGCAACCCAACTGCCTCTATCGTTGAGGCGCTTGCCGTTCTCGACGTGCGCGGGTTTGAGTTCTGGTTCTTGTTCATCGGCGGCATAGGCAAGCATCGGGCGCTTGTACTGATTCATATAAATTCTCATTCTCTGCTCCTGTTCTGCTCTCGGCGCATCGTTCGCGCTGACGCGCCGAGTAGGTGGTTAGACGTTTGGTCGTCCGCAATGGCGGCAACTACGGGCGGCGTGGGCAAGCGATTTGAGACAAGTGCCGCATCGTTTGAATAGGCGCTTGCAAGCGGGGCATTGAAAGTATTGACCGCCTGCCGATCTGACTGGTTCGTGTTTGGTCTTGCAGTAATAGCACTTGATCGCGGTTTGCATGGCTCTCCTCTGTGCCGTTGACCGCTGAGCGGTGCGGCGGATAATGTCTGCTCTACGGTTCTCGAAACCGTGACGCGGGTCTCGCGTCGCTCCCTATGCTAGGGCAGGAGTTGGGCGACTAACGGGTCGCCCGGTCCGGGATTACGATTTGTATTTGGCGAGAACGATTTCGCAGACTTGGCGCTTCTTGCTGTTGCCAGCAAATCGGTAGAGGGCAATTGCCGATTCAAGACTTGATACATAGCGCGCCGTGTCTTCTGCGCCATTAGTGCATAGATCGTCAACGATGAAGTTAGCCATTCGATTCGCTTCGGATTTAGTGAGATTCGGAAACAGTGCTTTTAGTAATTCGTTGTTCATTTTTGTTCTCCCTTTGGTGAGTTGGTTTATTCGTTACTTACATATATTATTATATGCGAAAAGCATTATTTGTCAATAGTATTTAGCACCAGTTTCAAATACTCATTATTCGCCTTGTTTTTCAAGCCGAAAACGATGCCGCAATTATGAGAATTTGCGCGAAAACGAGTAGTAGGGGGCTTAGTAATGGCGATTCGGGGTAGGGGACTTGGCTAAATTTAATGGCTAAAGCAAAAACAAAAAAGACAGCGCACAGAATAGCGCAAAAAGGAAAGCCACGCGGAAAGCCATTTGAGCCAGGTAACAAATACGCATTCAAAAAGGGCGAGATCGCCAATCCAGGTGGACGCCCTAAGTCTATTTCGGGCGCATATAAGGCGTGGTTAGAGCAAATAGACGACGAAACAGGATTTACTCACGCTCAATTGGTTGCACAGGCGCAAGGTCAACGCGCGATTATCGCCCATGACACAACAGCGGCAAAGGAATTGCGACAGGCGACTGAAGGGGATACGCTCAAGACGTGGCAAAGCGAAATCATAGATGCGCTGAAAAACGGAAACCTTACCCCTGAGCAGGTCGTCAAGGAACTTGGAATAGATGATGCTCGATCAATACTTATCGCCGCAGGCGCGGCTATCCCTACAAGCGCATCGCAACCGACAAGCACAGAGCCAACCACCGGAACTGACGCGGCGGGCGAAGCAGGAGCGGGGGCAGCCCAGTGACCCAGCCGCATGGATCACGACGCACTTTTACATTCCCGAAACATTAAAGCCAATTACGCTTGCGCCATATCAGCAAGCGGTATTGACTGAGGCGTTATCACGCGACGAACGCGGACTATTCCGTTACTCTACTATCGTGTGGAGCGACCTAAAGAAATCTGCCAAGACGACGATTGCCGCCGCTGTTGTAATGTGGATGGCGTTCTCGAAACCAGGTGCGCGAATACGTCTGGTCGGTAACGATCTAAAGCAAGCCGACTCTCGCGTCTTCTACGCTATCACGGAATCGATTCGACTCAATCCCGAATGGCGCGCATCGATCAAAACGATTCAGCACAAAGTCTATCTGCCGAATGACAGCATCATCGAATCGGTTGCCGTTGACCCAGGCGGCGAAGCGGGCGGCAACGACGATATGCTCGAATGGACAGAACTTTGGGCGGCAACTCAAACGGCGCATAAAAAACTATGGGCAGAGTTGACGCTTAGTCCAACCAAGTTCGGTCAGTCGTTTCGATGGATCGACACCTATGCGGGTTACAGCGGCGAATCGGAAATACTCGAATCACTATACGCCCAGGGTGTTCAAAAAGAATTGCAAATTGATCTGGGTATACCAGGGCTAGAAGTTTACGCGGATAGAAATGCGCGCCTGTTCGTTTTGTGGAATACGCAAGTTCGTTTGGACTGGCAGACGCAAGAATACTACCGCCAAGAGACGACGAGTTTAACCGACTCCGAATTTAGGCGGATGCACAAAAACGAATGGATAACGTCAAGCGATACATTCGTTCCTGCCGAGTGGTGGAACGCTTGCAAAGTAACTAATGCCCCACCCGTCGAAACCCATTTGCCGATGGTGATTGCGCTCGACGCGGGTGTGTCATCTGATTGTTTCGGGATGCTGATGCTCTCACGACGCGATGTGAAAGATGGCAAGGGAAATGTTCGCCACATTTTGACGCCGCGTTACGCTAGAGCATGGAAACCGCCGAAGGGCGGACAACTTGATTTTGATTCGGAAATCGAGCCAGAGTTGAGGCGACTTGTCAAGGAAAACTATATTGCCCAAGTTTGCTATGACCCCTATCAACTTCATTCATTTTGCACACGCCTACAGCGCGATATGAAAGTTCACTTTAGCGAGTTCAACCAGGGAACGGACAGGGCGATTGCAGACAAGCAACTCCGCGACCTGATTATCGCGCGACAAATCGAGCATCAAGGCGAAGCGGAACTCACCGAACACGTTACGAATGCAAATGCGAAAACGGAAGGTGAGCATTTAAGGTTGGTAAAACGCAGTGCGACAATGAAAATAGATTTAGCAGTCTGCCTCGGAATGGCTTCGGCGCGAATACTAAAACTGTGGTAACAACTATGGCAAAATCAAACGGCAGTAACGCAAACACAATCGAGCAACCGAACCAAGTTCTCCGCAAGTCGGTCACGGTAGACGATGTAGCGAAGTATACTGGGAGCGGGGTGATTAACCTGATGCTCCCGGCGTTCTCACTTGGAACGTATGAGATATTTGGATTGCCCCCCGAACTGCCCCCCGTCGCCGCAACCGCGCCCTGGTCGAAAGCGCGCGACCTTGTATTAGCGGCGACATTGAAAGCCGAAGGCAAGTGGTCGAGCGCCGTCGATATGTTCTGCTCGAAAGTAGTGGCGCGTGGGCGCAAGATCGAATCCCCGATTGCGCGCCGAATTGAAAACGTCAATCAAATCCTCGACCTATGCAATGGCTACGAGGGCTTTGAAACATTCCTCGAAAAGATGGCGGTGTCATTTCTCACTTCTTCGTCGGTTGGCGCAGTGGCAGAAATTGTGCGCGTGTCGAGAAACCCAGGCGCAAAGATCGTTACCGTCAATGCGCTTGACCCGTTGCGATGCTGGAAAACAGGCGACCCAAACACTCCGATTATCTACTGGGACTTACGCGGAATCTACCACGAACTCAAGTCCTGGGAATGTTTCACAATCACCGATATGCCGTCTGTGCGCGCGGGTTGGTGGTGGGGCGGAGTGTGCGCGGCGGAGCGCGCTTACCGCGATATTCGCAAGGTCGCCGCGATGACGCAACTGTTCGATGAAAAGATAACAGGCAGCGGTTATACCTCGCTTGTATTCATTCCTGGCATTGCGACAGTCGATGCTATCAAGGACGCAAAAGACCAAGCAACGGCAGAGCAAATCTCGAAAGGCATTGTCTACTATCAAGGCAAGTTGCTCATTCCGTTCTTCGGCGACAAGGACTCGCTCGACCATGTGGTAGAAGTGCAAATGAAAAACTTGCCCGAAGGGTGGGATAGGGAAAAGGAACTAGAGTTCTGCGAGATTCAATATGCCATGACGCTGGGCATACCGTTCTCGTTAATCAACCCCCGACTCTCGGCGCGCGGCGCAATGGGAATCAGCGGACAGACGCAATCGATTGACGATGCGCAACGCGGCGCGCTCCCTGCTCAGTTTACAAAGAAAATCACCAACGCGCTGAACCGACTTGTGACACCCGATGCGACAACGGTCACGCTTGAGGAAAATGACTTGCGTGACGAAAAGATTCAGGCGGAGATTGCTAAACTACGCGCCGAGGAACGCGCGACTATGCGCGGCACATTGCAAGCCCCAGGTGAGTTGACGGTCAAGCAATCGCTGTGGAAAGCCGTCCAAGCCGATGACGCACCGAGAGAGTTTATCAACGCGCAAACACCCGTCGATGAGACGTTGACCGATCAAGAAAAGCCGATGAGCGAATCAGATCGCGCCGCACTAGAATCGGCAGCGGCAAGCACATCCGCTCAAGAGAGCGCGCCAAAAGAAAACACGCAACCCGTTGAGACGCAACAACCTCAACCCAAAGCGAAAGAGGCGCGCGGCAGATTCGTTTCGCGGGACGGACAGCCGCCAATGTGGATTGAATACGAAATAGAGACGAAAGAAGCCAAGCGCCCGTTGATTGCGTCCCAGATCGAACGAGCGCGCGAACTCTACCGCAAGGCGAGAGAGAAGGTTGCCGCATGATTCTCTTGGTTATCGGCTTGATTGTGTTCGCGTTTACCGAGGCGATGATATTCCATCGCACCGCAAGATGAACGATTATCCCGTCTACCTGCTCAACCTTTTTGCGATTGTCAAAATCGAGATCGATACCGCAACGGGTCAACTCGAACGCGGCGAAATAACGGTTGACCAATGGCGCGACGAGATGGAACAAATCATTCTACGCGCGGCGCTCGCGGCGATGATGCTGGGGCTGGACACCGAAGTCCTAACGGCGCAAGCGGCGCAAACGGTCAATGAATATGTGCAAGGACAACAACCATACCTTGACGGATTTGCGAGCGATATTGAATCTGGCATAAGTGGCGGATGGAATGGCGGTTGGAACATACGCGCGGAAATGTATGGCGAACGCACGCAAGAATTATACTGGCGTGGCGTAACGCGATTTTTGCGCCTGCCTGCCTATCCTGGGGATTGCACAAGTGAGTGTATGACCTCTGACCGATGTATGTGGATACTCGACTGGATTGACGAAGCCAATCTCGACGTAGACGCCTACTGGATAGACATGAAAGACAAGGGTGTTTGCAAAACGTGTGTGCGTCGTGGTATTCAGTGGTCGCCGTTGCGAATCAGAAACGGGGTGGTGCCAAAAGCAAATGTTACAGATTAGAGCAATTATTCCAGATACCATCAATATCGACTATCCGACTATCGCGGCGGCAATACAATCCGCACTTGATGAGGAATCGCTTGAGGTCAAGCAGGCGTTTGAAGGCACGGTTGCGAGTTGGACAGAAAAGCCGCAATTCATTGTCGAGCGTGACGGCACGGGATACCAACGTCTGATTTATACTGTCGATCAGCATTATGAATGGGTCAATAATGGAACAATGCCGCACGCGATATTTCCCGTCAACAAACTTGCGCTCCGCTTTGCAATCGATGGACGCGCCAAGACGATGCCTGGCGTTCTATCGTCTGGAAGCGGATCGCCTGGCAGTACGTTTGTGTTTTCACGACGCGGTGTTTACAATCCAGGAATCACGGCGCGCGATTTTGACGTTGCGATCCAAACCGAGGAAGAGACGCGCTTTGCGACGCGGATGCAAACGGCGATTGACGAGGCGACAAAATAGTGTCTGAAAACTCACTATTGCAATTTGACCAAAAAAGTGCTACAATATCACCAAATGACGTAGCCGCTCCGCACATTGTCGAGCATGTACAAATCACACGCGCCGAATGGTTGCTGGTGCAACAGATTCGAGCCGTGCGAAAACAATCTTTAGCATTTGTGGACATTGGCGGGGATGGCGTTCCTAAGCGCGTTAGAATCTTCGAGGCGTGTGCTGTAAATCTGTAAACTGAATCACGCGCGTTGATTCGAGAGATCGAATTACTCGTTAAGCAACTTGCTACCTTGCAAGTAAAACACTGGCGGGCATGAATCCAAAGGGATTTGTGTCCGCCTTTTTATTTTATACCTATGCCACTAAAAAGGGGTCGCAGTAAAAAAGTTATCAGCGCGAATATCCGCGAATTGATAAAATCGGGCAGGGCGCAAAAAGTCGCCGTTGCCATTGCATTGTCCCAGGCGCGGCGACATGCGAAAGAAATCAGCGGCGACACGGGCAATTATCTGCACGGCGACAATTCGCTGCTGGGCGTTCCTGGGATGAAAGCGGGCGTAGCCAACGCAAAGGTCAACCCGAACAAGCGAAAGGCAAAATCTATGACATTCAAAGAAATTGTAGGGCGATTATTCCCTGGTCTAGTTCCGCAAACGAAAGAAGTCAAAGCGCCTATCGTTCAAACGAAAGAGGCGCAAGGGCAGTTCACCTTTACCAAACAAGCGGATGGGCATTACAGGTGGACGGGAATTACTACATCCTCTTTCGATGACCGCGACGGTGAGATTCTAGCGCAAGCGTCCCAGGTCAAAGACGTGGAACGGATGAATCGCACGAAAGAGTTCGGCGCGCTGAATTGGTGGCACGTGGGCGAACCTACGTCGGCGCATCCCGTCCCGCAAATGCAACCCGTTCTCATCGGCTCGTGTGACTTTGCGGCGATGGATGATTACTGTCGCATCGAATCGGGTGTCGTTTACAACGACCAACTCGGCGCGGCGCTGGCAGAACACGCGAAGGAATTATCGTTATCGTTGACGTTTGTCTCGCCCGATCCAGACAAAGAGGGCGTGATTCGAGATATTCAAACCGTGAGGCGTTCGGTATTGCCGCAAGCGTATGCGTCAAATCGACTTGCCTCTTTTGCAATTAAGGAGGCGACTATGCCAATGGAAGCAGAGAAAGTCAAGGAACTTGAAAACTTGGCGGGGGCAGATACGGCAAAAGCCGTGTTGGAGCAGTCCCAGTCCAAGCAGAAAGAATCGCGAGAACAGAACTTGCGCCAGAAAGAAGCGGGCAAGATGCACCCGCACGGCGACAAGCAGCACGCGCACGCTTTAGCCGATGGTGAGACTTTGGCGAAGCACGAACATACCAAAGCGCAAACCGAATCGCTTGAACCCGTCAAGGAAGAAAAGGTCGAGACGCCTGCCGCAGAAAAAAAGGAAGGCGCGAAAGAAATCGCGGACGCGTTTGCCGCCACACCCTGGGGTGTCAAGGCAAAGGAACTCGGCATGGACGGGCTGATGTCTGTGCTGGCTGAGATTCTTCAGAAACTTGCACTGATTCAAATTGAGTTGGAGCAAGCGGAAGACCGCGACGGCGTTCAGGAAGACCCAGGCATGGAAGCCGTCGAACAAGCAATGGCGGCGAGTGCCAAAGAAATCGACACCACGAAATCTATTCTCGCTGAAATCGGCAAGAAAGTATTGACGCTCACAAAAGAAGTGGCGGTACTGAAAGGTGATATGCCGCGCGGCGTAAACTATGTGCCGAGCGAATCGCCCGACAATAAACTTGATGGAGATAAAGCCGCAGAAATTTCGGCGGGCATGAAAAAGCATCCGCGTGTCAAAGAAGGGCAAGAAGCATTGGATGCGACGATCAACAAACTGTTCCCCGAATTCATGGGAACGATTGAATAGCGCGTGACGCGCAATTTGAAAAGGAGAAAACGTATGCCTGACAAAGCACAAATCAGTCAGATGCAAGACCTCGAAGCGGACGCGCTAATGGATAAAATCATTTCGCGCGTTGCGAATCGAGTGAGAACGAAAACGGTGAGTGGTAACCAGGGCAACTATTTGCACGGCCCAAATAGTTTCCTGGGCGTTCTCGGAATGGAACAGCCCATCGAAAACGCGATGGTGATGCCACTGGCGGGTATTGCCGATCCGAACGTCGTGCCGTATATGCGCTCTAACTATGAGGATGAAATCTTTCCGATCCTCACGGGGCAAACCGCATCCAGTGGCGAAGAGCCAGCAGAGAACTGCGCGGATAGTCCCGTTGCGGGCAGTTTGAAAATCTGCAAGCAAATCTTTCCGTTCGGGCGCATCCAACTAGATTCGACAACCATCGACATCACGAACGTTGGTCGGCTCATCAATCAAGGCGAGTTCGTCAACCCGACCTTGATTGGCAATCCCTGGCAGAACATCGAACCCCCATCACCGCTCCCCTATCAACAGGCATTGCAGAACGAAGTGGGCAAGCGCATGGTGGAACTCATTGGCGATATTTCGCGCCGATACGGTCACCTTGCCTTTGACGGCAATCCTGGCAACACCTCGACGCACACGGGCGGATACTTGGAATACTTCGGTCTTTCCAAGTTGGTCAACACGGGCTATCTTGACGCCACGACCCAGCAACCATGCCCCGCCGCTGACTCGCTTGTCGTGAACTTTGGCTCGGCGTTGATGGACACGAACGCGCGAACCTACGTTCAGCAAATCAGCGAAGCCGTCCGCATCAAGGACTATCTCGCCAAGCGCACGGGTCAATATCCTGTGCGGTGGGCGCTCGTCATGCGGTATTCGACGTTTATGAAGTTGACGGAAGTGTGGCCGTGCGCCTACTTCACCGTTCAATGCACGAACCTGAATACTGGCTCGACCCAGTTTGTCGAAGCGCAGCGGCAGATCGAACTCCGCAACGAAATGCGCGCGGGTCAATACCTTATCACGGTCTACGACCAGAAAATCCCCGTTATCATCGATGACTTCGTAGACGAGGAAGTCGTGCCGAACGCGGGTAACTTCTGCTCCGAATTCTACCTCGTGCCGATCACGACCGCAGGCGGCAATCGGTCTCTGTTCTGGCAGTATTTCAACTGGGATACCCCAGGCGGAGCGATGGAAGCGGCGGCTTACTTGACACCTGCTGGCACGGTCTCGACCTTCGGCGGCGGACAGTACTTGATCGTCCGCAAGATGCCGAAGAACACCTGCACGCAGTTGCAAGCCATCACCAAAAAGCGTTTGATTCTCCGCACGCCGTTCCTGGCGGTGCGCTTTACCAACGCTTGCTACACCATCACGCAAAAGGAACGTGGATTCACTGGCATGAGACCAGGCGATCAGTACGGATACAACCCGGATGGCGGAAATTTGTACAATCCCGCTCCTACATTCTACCCACAGAAGTTCAGTTAGTGTAAAAAGAGAGGGGCTAGATTTTCTCTAACCCCTCTCGATTCAATCGTAATCATCTTGGCGGGCATATTCGCCAAAGTACTTTAACTCAGCCGCGCGACGAACGCGATGTGCTTCTTCGGCGGTAGCATAATACCCAAGCGAGATTTCTTTTCCATCGACCTGGATACGGGCGTTGTATTTCTTGAACTTTAATTCTTTGTGAAGGACAACGCCGATATAACCGCTTGTGTTGTCTTTGTGCTTGCGCTTGTTTTGATTGCTTTGCGTGGGCGTGACAATGCGGATGTTCTCATCGCGGTCATCGAAAATATCGCCGTTGATATGGTCAACGTATTCACCCTTTGCAATCTTGCGATTGTATTTTCTCTCGGCAACTACGCGATGAAGTTTTTCGCCCTTGTAAATAAAACTGCCGATGTTACGGCGAGCATAACCGCCGCGATCAACTGACCAATGTTTTTCTGCAAGGTCGGCATTGTGTTCGCTAACGACGTGGTTAGATGTTCCTTTTACAACAATAATTGTAGACATTCGTTTGTCCTTTCAAAACGGATCGCCTCACTCACGCGGGGGGAAGCCCGCGCAAATGAGGCGATTGAATCGAGATAATAGAAACGACTTGCTTCCCCAAGTCATTCATTTGAGATGATTATAACTCTCAAAGGATTAAAAGTCAAATGAAACCCATTGTAACGGTGGTGATGCCCGTTGCAGACATTCATGTTAAATATCTGCCAGATGCTTTACGTTCTTTAACAAATCAAACAATTCAAGCCCATAAAATAATCGTTGCCAATGATACGGGCAAACCGCTTCGCATCAATGCAGGTGTCAAGGTGGTGAATACCAAAGGACACCAGGGCGCGGCGATTGCGCGCAATCTAGCCATTGAACAAGTAGACACGCCATTTGTGTTTTTCTTGGACGCAGACGACATGGCGGTTGATGTTGCCATTGAATCACTTTTGCGAGCGTATGCCAACCCAGACTATACCGCCAATTATCTCTACGGCGATTCGTTTCACGATAACGACTACTACCCTGCTTATCCGTATGACCGCAAATTTCTTTTGCGTTCAAACATTCATACGGTCACGGCACTCGTGCCAACTGAATCTATTCGATCAATCGGTGGATTCGATGAAGTCATTCAAGGCTGGGAAGATTGGTTGCTGTATATTCAACTTGGCGTGAATGGTTTTTGCGGCGAGCGCGTCCCAGTTCCACTAATTCTCTATCGAGTCGGAACGGGCATAAACCGAGAGGCGCATTACAGGAAACACGCAGAGATTTATAACGACGAACAACAATTATTTGCAGATTATATCAGCGAAAGGATTCCGCTCATGGGATGCTGTCCAAAGAATAGCAAGGCAACGCAAGCCGCGCAAATGCTCGTCAACGCCCTGCCCCCCGACTCGGTTGCAGGCGACGAAATGGTATTTGAATATCTGGGAACGAATCAGGGGGCGATTCCGTTTCGGATGGAAGACGGAACGGTCTATCGCGGCGCAAACGACCCGATGACGCGCTTTGTCAAGGTCAAAAACATTCACGCGCAAGAATTATACAATCGTGGCAACTGGCGACAAGTGCCGAACAGCGTTTTGAAAGCACGCAAGCCCGAACTGCCGCAAGTGATTCAACAGAACCCGATTCTACCCAGTCCCCCGCCTGTGCCGCAAGTCGAAATCAAAGTATGTATTGAGTGCGGACACCCAAGAAACTTTGTCGATGCGCGCGGGATATGCCAAGCCCTAGAAGGCGATGTGATTTGCGGATGTGCGGAATATATCGAAGAAGCGGTCAAGGTCAAACGCGCGCCGAAAGCGCGCAAGATGAAAGAATCCGCATGATACCGCGCATTATTCATCAATGCTGGTTTGGCGACAAGTCCGCGCCATTTGAGAATATGGCGACGTGGCAAAAACTCAATCCGAGTTTTGAGTACAAACTATGGCGCGACTGGGATATGCCGCTGTTGCTTTCAAATCTTGACAAGTGGCAACAGATCAATACCTGGAACGGCAAAAGCGACGTGGCGCGATTCGAGATGCTTGAAAGATTCGGCGGAATCTACATCGATGCCGATACGGTTGCACTACGACCCCTGACCGACGATTTGCTTGATAACGAATTCTTTGCCGTCTACGAATCGGAAACAGTGAGACCTGGACTTGTCGCAAGCGGAATCATGGGCGCGGAGTTAGGCAACACGCTCATTAAAAAGTTAGTGGCGGGAATTACATTCATGCGCGATATGAACGAACACCCTGCTTGGTTACAGGTTGGTCCCGGATACTTGACGCAAACAATCAAGGGCTACGTCGGCAAGGTAAAAATCTATCCGAGTGCATATTTCTTGCCCCAGCATTATACGGGTGCATTAGCGAAGGCGGATCGAGAGCCGTATTGCTCTCACTCCTGGGGAACGACGACGCAATCCTACGAACAGGTTGCCGCATGATTCAATTCATCCTTGCCGTGTTCGCAGTCTACAGGGTCTCTCGGATGATAGCGATAGAGACAGGATTTTTTGCTGTATTTGACAAACTGCGCGGACGGGTTGTCGAGTTTGAATACCGATATATCAAATACAAACCAGGTGATAAGCATTGGTTATCCGAGGGTATTGGTTGCCCTGTCTGTCTCTCGTTCTATTTTGGACTTATCGCGGCGATATTTCTGCCGTTCAATAATCTGACTGATTTTGTTTTCAACTGGCTTGCGCTATCAGGCGCGGCAAGTTTCCTTTACAAGTTAGAGCATGACTAGAATCGCAGTCTGCCTTGCGACGTGGCGAACGTGGCGCTGGGAAGAAGTGGCACGACAAATCAACGCGCAAACGGTCAAGCCAACTGCCGTCTATATTCTGCCAACGAAAATAAACGACGCGGCACAAGACCTGGCGCGAAACACGGATTGCTCAACGCGGCTTTTCGAGCGGCAAGAAGGAAACTGGGCAGATGCTTTTCAGCAAGCGGCGTGTGATGCGCTAGGCGAGGGTTGGCTGGTCAGTTGGTCGGACGATGATTTCTACGGCGCGAACCATCTTGCCGAAGTTGTCAAAACAATTGAACAACACCCCGACGCATGGATGATTGGCAAGTATCATTGTAAAACGAAATGGATTGGTGGAACGCGCGATGGGCAAACGGAAGAATGGCGCGATGTGAATTTTGCGGGGACGACGGTTTGCTTTCCGACCCGGCTACGAAACAAGTATCCTGAATTTAGAGTGCCGCAAGTCAACGGAATCTATGATGGATTTTTCCTAATGGACATTGCGCGCAAGATTTGGCAGAGAGAAAACCCAGGCAAGCCCGAACCGTTTTATCATCACGAGGGAGATTTTATCTTGCAGAGATTTGCCGACCCGAAACACAAACACGAATGGAATGATGCGAGGGATCACCAATGAACGCAGACGGCGGAAGCGCAATGCCCGTTGCGATTGTAACCGATAATATCACCGAAGGCGGAGTAGCCATTTCTGTTTACGGCTATCCTGCTATTCCGACAGATGGTAGATCGGTTCTCGGTCAACCCGCCAAGCGCGTGAAGGTTTTGCAAGCGAGCGACTTAGTGCAAAACGGCGGAACGTACTGGCTAGACGGTCGAATCGAAGCCATGCCTGTTTACACCGACACGACGGGAATTACTGAGGGCAACGTGACGATAGCGGTTTACGTGGTGGGCGGTTCGTTGTGAACATTTATTATATCGGCGCGGGCGGGGATGATAGCAAAAGCGGTTTGACCTGGGCTTTGCGTTGGTTGACGTATGCTCACGCCGCAACGGTCATGGTGGCGGGCGATATTCTGCTAACGAGTGCGCCAAGTGCCGCAACCGTAACACCGCAAACCGCGCCGCTATTGTCACTCGAACAATTTAGGTTGCAATTGCATTACAACGCTTGGCATTTCTGGGGCTTTGCAAACGCAACCGTCCCCGTAACCTCGGCGTGTAACTCCGTTGTCAAGGAATACGCCTACCAGACGAAAGAATCAACGGGACGCAATGAGATTCGGCAAGCGATCATCGAGGCGGAAAGCCGACTCAAAGATTATTTGGGCTATGCGATTGCGCCGCATTTCGTCACGGAAGAAATCAATGACTACCCGACATTCTATGATAAAAGTTTGTGGGCGATCAACCCAGTCGGCGGAAGCGGACACTGGAAATCGGTCACGCTCAAAGAGGGATACATCAAAGCGTGCGGAATTGAATCGCTCACTTTGCTGGCAACTCCGATCGTCGTTTACTCTGACGCAGATGGCGACGGGTTGAATGAAACGTTTACGCTAACTCTGGCAACGGCAGTCACTGACCCGAATCAAATCGCTGTTTACTTTTCAGTTGGAGATCGATTGAACGGAGAATCAGCGGGAGACCGCTGGCGCATCAATCCTGTGCGCGTCTCGATTGCGAGCGGCATTTGCGCGATCAAGGGCAAGGCATGGATGCTCGGCAAGCCGATTCTTTATGAACCTTACAACGCGCAAGACCTCGATCCAGCGACTAGCACCAACTTTGTGTCAACGCTCGAAGTTTATCAACGCAGTTGCGACTCAACGGGGAATACGGTTGACACGGCGCAAGGCAAATTCATTTGGCAGACTCTACCTTATACGGGTTGGCAAGGTATCTTTGGCGGACTGATTTCTACATCTGGAAACACTGACCCAGCCGCGCAAGCATACAGCATTGCGAGAGTAGGCATCAACGGCAACGGCAAACTAGGCATCGTTATTCCTGGCTCTGCGATTTACGACGCGACGACGGGACTATGGAACGCGACGAACCCGCCCTGGTCGAGCGGCTTGATGCGACCGCCTGACAAGGTTCTGATTCGATACAACGCGGGCTATCCACTCGCAGGCGATGGGCAGATCGATAGCAAATTCCAAGTGGCGGACTTTCGATTGAGTTGCGCGCAATTGGACAATCGAATCAGTGCGTGCGATGAAGCCAACCGCGAGATCATGCGCTGGCAGAAAGACTTGGCGCAAATCATGGATCGGACAGATGGTTACAGAGTAGACAATGCCGACTTGTCGTGTCCCTGGGGAACGCGACGGGGCGCGGTAGATGCGTGGCGGCAAACTAAACATTTACGCTTGATTCGTGGTATCACGAACAATTAAGGAGAATCAAAATGTCAGTTCCCACAAGTAATGAAATCCGAATGACGCGGCACGTTCGGCACTATTTCCAATTCAACGGCGGGGCGTTGCCGATGAACGCGCCCGCGTTCTACGGGCAAGACTTTCAGTACATGACGCTGGACTCTGCAACGATTCCAGAATTTGGAACGATTGCGCCAGTCTGGGCGCCGGACTCGCGCATGACTGACGGGCGTTACAATCTGATTAGCAAGACGATTGCTGCGCCTGGGACTTTGCCGAAAGCGACCCTGACCCTGCTCGAACGACACGGCTCAGTCCCGCACCAACTGGGGCGCTTGGGCTTGTGCAATATCTACGAGTACATCGGTATGGCGCGCGACATTTCCGACTTTGTGAATGGCGCGGACGATGGAGCGATCATCTATTCGGGCGGACGAACCGAAAACAAGGCGATGGGCAAACGCTCCGACTGGGCAGCCGATGCGCGCCTTGAAGACAAGTTGAACATGACCTTTGACTCCATCTATCCCATCGGACAAATGGGCTTTGGTGACAAACTCACTACAACCGACGAAGCACTTGACGTGGTTTACGGCTCGTGGGTTCGCACAGGTGAATTTGGAACGTGGGACGACGGAACGCAAGCGATGTACGCCATTCAAAAGCACAACGGCGGGTCGCCTACTTCGCACTACTCGCTGAACGGCGGCAAGACCTGGACGACGCTTGCAATCACAGGCATTGGTGCGGCAGTTGATCCAGACAAGATTCGTGTCCTGGGAGACTATCTAGTTGTTACAAGTTCTGCCGAAGACAAACTTTTCTACATCGCGCTCAATCCGTTTACGGGCGCGCCGATTGGCTCGACTTGGACAACGGTCACGGCGGGTATTGCGGCAGGCAAAGGCATCACGGATATTTGGGTTGCCAATCCCCGCGAGGCGTATGCGTGCGGTCTAGGCGGATACCTTTACAAGATCACCGACATCACGCAAGGCGTCACGGTGCTTGATGCGGGCGTAGCGACGACTTCCAACCTAAGCGCGATTCGCGGACTGACCGACTACGGCGTCGTCGTGGCGGTAGGTGCAGCGGCGCATTGCGTCGTTTCCTACAATCGCGGACAATCCTGGGCGTTGACCGCCGCTAATCCTGGCGCGGGGACTTTGCAAAATCTCGACGTGCTAGGACAATCCTACTTTTGGGTTGTGGACAATGCGGGCGCGGCACGTTGGACGATGGACGGCGGCGCAACTTGGACAGCGGTTACGCTCCCTGGTTCTCCGACCACTCTCAAAGACGTAAAGTTTGCGACAAAAGAAGTCGGCTTTATGGTTGGCGCGAATGTTACGCCGAAAGGTCTGATTTACACGACCTGGAACGGCGGGCAGACGTGGGGGCTTGCGGCGAACTGCTGGCGACTCATCAATGGCTTCCCGACCGCGACACAACGCGGCAATTCGATTGCGATTCCCGACGTGGCGAAAAGCGATCCCGAAATATCAGCGGATAACATTGCGATTGCGTGTCTGGGTGCGACGACCACTGGCGCAGTCTCTATTGGAGCGGTAAGCAAGTTGTAAACTAACTCGACCCTGCTCCGCAGGAAACAAACGGGCAACGGCAGATCGTGTCACTTGAATAGTGATGCGCTCTGCCCTTTTTGGTAAAGGACAAATGTCAATCCTTGATGTCATTCAGAACAGCAAACTCACCGTGATATTTTTTAGCGGCATCATTGTAAGCGCGTGCGGCGTCTGCCTTTTCTGGATATATTCCCAGATAGATAGATTTTCCTTTTATCTGAATAGATGCTTTCCATTTATGGGTGTGTTCGTGCCAACAAACACCCTTGTAGCCGCTCTGGTTTTCGCAAGTTTTTCCGCGATTGCATCTATTTTGAGAATAGGTTGCCTCGCGTAGATTGTGTCTTTGGTTATCCAGGGAGTTATTGTTACGATGGTCAACTTGAAAACTCTTGGTGTCCAATCCTATACGCTGGGCAATGACATCGTGCAAATATATGATTTCCTTACGGAATGATATAAGTTTCGGCAAATGTCTTGCGGCATAGATTCGATCACCGTCTTTTTTGACAGCAAACCACCTAAGTAGAGTTAGGTTAGAATCAATGTCACTTACCAACGTGTAGAAGTTCCCGCCGTGTTTGCCCTGAAGCGATAAGGGAATTTGTTTCATGTATCATCCTTTCAAAAACGAAAGTCGCCCCTTTCATCGGGGCTTGTAAGAAATGCGTTTAGCAAATCTTCCCGAATCAGGGGCGACAGAGTAGTAAAACAAAAACGCGATTTCTTACAAGCGAAAGTAGTATAACAGAAAGAAGATTTAATGTCAAGTAAAAAGAAGGGAGCAGTGAAAATGCCTGCAACAAGTAATCGACCCGAAGAATATCCTCACGAATTTATTTGTAAGGATACTGGGATTGTTTTGCGCTATCGCAAGTGTCCATTCACGGTCACGGCGCAACTGCACACCGAATACGAAAAACAATTCCCCGCGCCGAAACCGCCGACGCAAAAGATTGACTATGGCGATAACGAAAAGATTGACGAACCGAATCCGTCTCATCCGACCTATCAGCGATTACTGGCTGAATGGAACGCGGCAAAAGTAACCTGGGTCAACGAAAAGGCAATGCGCGTCTTTGCCGATTATGCGATTCAGTGCGAAGTGGACAAAAGCGCCGTCACGCAATTGCGCGAATCGATGAAAGCGCAAGGGGTTGCGCTTGATCCTGGCGACAAGTTTGTCTACATCTGGAATATCGCGGTCGGCACAGGCGACGGCTACGGCGAACTCTTTGCGGCGATTCAACGGCGCTCACAAGTCACAGAACAGGCGGTGAGCGAAACGCTCGGCCGATTTCCGAATACAATATCGACAGCGTGATATTTTCAGTTACCGCACAGAGAAAAGCGGCGTGAGTTATTCGGGCGAGTATGAAATGCGGGAAGCGGCGCGCTTCCTGGGTTATCAGTGGAAAGAATTTCTAGCATTGGACGGCGAGGAACAAAGCGAGATCGTGGCGCATTATCGCGCGCATGGACAAATCGAGGGAACTTTGGCAAAAGAGGCAATGAGTAAAAATGGCGGATAGCAACTTAAAGCCAGTAGGTCTCCATCTTATAGCCGAGGGTGCGGAGCAATTTGTTACCGCAACCCAAGCGGCGGGAAAAGCCGAAGCGGAATTAGTCGCACAGACGAAAGCGACGGCAACCGCTACGGTTGAGTTGGAAACTATTTCCCAAAAAGAATATAACACCATGCTTCAGATGGGCATGAGTGCGGATTATCTCAAAGCCAATTTCAAACTAGAAACCGCCGAGGTTGTAGCCAACACCCAAGCCGTTACCCAGAACACAACCGCATTGAACACAAACGAAACGGCGACTAGAAGCGAAACCACCGCCACAATTTCCCAGGGCGAGGCGAGGCGGGCGGGGCGCGAGATTATGGGCTTGATGATTGCGGAAATGGCGTTGATGCAATTGACCGCTGGGCAAACAGACAAGTCCATGCAAGAACTTTCTAAGACCCTCGAACTTGGATTGAATGTGACCCTCTTGGCGTTTATGGTAACTGGAAACATCGCCATTGCTGCGCTTGCTGGAATCGCGGCTGGGATATTTGGTGTAGCGCAAATGGCAATGCAAGCCGACCCTGATATTGTCGCGTTGAACAAAGACCTCGAATCGCTTGGTAAGAAGGATGATGCGATTGCTGGCTTGATGAAGTTGACTGGCGCAACAAAAGAACAGGCACAAGCCGCGTTAGACTTTGCCAAGACAAGTCCCGAAGCCGCAGACAGTTTGAAGAAATTGACTGACCAAGCCGAAATAGGAACTGGCGCACTGAATATTATCGGTGAGGGATTTTCGTTATTACTCGGAAAGATACAGGGTTCTACAAAGGGCTGGGGTGACAATGCAAGTGCCGCTTTTATAGCCGTTGCGTCTTATTTGGCTACGGGCGATTCTACAAAGTATGCCACTCAATTTTTGGAATTGCATACCCAGGCGATGCAACGCGCCAAAGATGCTACGATTGCGCTTGCCGAAGCAGACAAAGTAGAGACACAGGCAAAGTTAGATATGGCGGCGGCAGATAGTCAAGCATCGGATTTGCAAAAGACAATTGGTGATGACTATACGGCAATTGCGAAAATGCAGATTGATGACACCGACAAAATAGCCAAAGCCAATCGCACGATGAACGAAACGATTGCGCGCGATGCGCGGTCACTCCAGGATACCTTATCGCAAATCTCATTCAGCCGCGTCCAAGCCGAGGAAAATAATCTGCAAGCCATTGCCCAAGCCAATCAGTCGATGAACGATTCGATTATGAACGCGGCGCGCTCATTGCAAAATTCCCTGTCTGACATTGAACAGGGCTTGCGTGATAAACAGAACGACGAAGCGCGCAAGTATGCGGATGCGCTGAAGACCATCAACCAATCTATCGAGAAGGATCGCCAAGACCTCAACACCAAGATTATCGACGCGGAGAAAAAGAAACTTGACGACCTTGCCGCACTGGACTATTCGACAGGCGACAAACTCCGCAAAGCCAAGACCGAAAACGAAAAGAATGAGATCGAACTGGCGGCAATGCACGAGCGCGGGGTCATTCAATCGCGCGCAACGGACACAGAGAACGCCGCACAAAAGACATTCGACCAGCAAATGACGCTGGAGAATCAGAAACTTGAAAAACTCAAATCTGACGCCGAATACCAAAAGACCGTCGAGGAACGGACAGCGAGTGAACAGATTGCGCGCGCGCAACGAACCTATCAACAGCAAGTCGAGGATGCGAAACGGCGCGACCAGGAACAACTAGCCAATCTTGCGATTCGGATGCGCCAGGAAGAAGAAGCATTGAATCAGCAAGCCGCAAACGCACGGCGACGCTACGACGAACAAGTAACGGATTTGCGCGCGGCATTACTTCAGGAAGTCCAGGATACCATTGCGGCGGAAAAGGCGAAGGCGTTAGCAATCGCGGAAGAAATCAAGGCGCGCATGATGAATCTAATGCTCATTATGCAGACAATTGGCGCAGAGCAAGCCGAAATCGCTTGGCAAAAGAGCATGGCGATTAGTGGGCAATCGGGCGGAGGTGGCGGAGGCGGGTCAAGTGGATTTGGTGCAGCGCAAGGCATGGATGCGATTGTTTCATCTCCGATGACGATACAAGTGGCGGAAGGATACAAGCCCGAACGGGTCACGGTGACGCCGTTATCGGGCGGGACAAGTTCAAACACGCGCACGAACAATATCACGGTGAACATTCAAAGTAACAATCCCGACGAAGTGTGGTCAATTTTCCAGCGACGATTACAGCAAGAGGTCTTTCGCCCATGATCCATCTTGACGGCAATTTCTACTATGTCGAAAAAGCGGACTATGCGGATCGTCCTGGTTCGCCGTCTACCTATTCGCGCGGGTTGCTGGGCTTGCCGCTAACCGTCGAATCTGGCATTATGACGCAAGACCCGACGTTTACGCTAAATATAAATCAGGCACAGAGCGAGGCGCTCAAGGCGAGTTTTACCAAGTGCCACGCGACAGGGGTCTACCTAGACTATATCGATGAGCGCGGAATGTACTATCACGTTGCGGCGGGCGCAGACAACGCGACGAACAAATACGGCACAGGTGTTTGGATGGCGACGCTCTCCGAGGCGAAACCAACCGAAGCGTTATTCGACAAGTTCGGGTCGAAATGGTATACGCCGCAAAAGCGTTTCACGATTCAAGTGTCGCTGGTCGTGAACGCCATCGCACTGGCATAAATCATGCAGACAGATATTGTATCGACAAGAATTTTAGCCGCGTCTCATAAGACGCATCCCGTCCAAGTTCATTTGGCGGGGCAAGTCGTTATCGATGATTGGCGTCTTGGGGACTGGGTTACGGATGCGGGCGCGCCCGCGTGGGCAACACCGACGACGGTCTATTCGCTCAACGGAACGGCAAGCGGCGATTATGTAAAAAAGTCAACCGCGTCCTGGGATATGCAGTATCAGGATTTAGCACAGCACACGCCTGTTCTCTTGCCCGATGGTGTGACAACCGACACGCCGTATATTTCCTCAGTCGCTATGAGTGGCACGCAAGACCTGATTTGCTTTTACGCGAACCGACTCCGCAACGGCTGGGATTCTGGAATTTACGTGATGCGATGCGTCGATGATGGAGCGGGTCATTTGTATTGGTCGCAACCGACTTGCGTCTATGCGTCTGTTGCCGTTGCCGAATGGAATCAAGCCAGTCAAATGTTTGTGACGTTCCCGCGCCTGCAAGTCATCAACGGCGAGTACTGGATTATCGCGCTAGAGTGCGGCAAAGAAATCAACGTCCTGACCTATCACCTATGCTATTTCCGTTCCAGCGACGGCGAACATTGGTCGCGCAAGGAATATCTTGCGGGCGTTTCATCCGACGCTGACGAGGCAATTGTCGGAATCAACCAACACAACGGCGGCACGGCGTTTACGTTGAATGACTTGAAGCACGCCTACTTGACGGTGAGTGGTAGCAAGGTCTACATGGTGAGCAAGACAGGTAGCAAGTTTTCTTGTGCGGCAACCTCACTTGTCGGCGTAACCAATTCGAGCAAAGTCCTCGACGTGACAAAGCAAGCGCAATCCTATTCGTTCTCGCGCCCTACTGCGCCTGGGTCATTGCAAACCAGAACAACGATTCAGAATGTCGCCAAGATGTTTGATGGCAACTCAATTCTCATTCCTGGCGCGCGCTTGATTCGCAAGAACGGCTGGGTGACGACAAACGGCGCGGAAATGTGTACCATCGGCTACGAGTGGATTGACAGCATCGACGGTAAGAAGGAAATGCAACCTGGTTCTTACCGCGACACCCTGGATGTAATCGCAGGCGATTCGATGCTCCGCTTGCGTGATTTGTCAGAGGATACGACTTACGAATATAACTCGCCCAAGCAAAGTGTGTATGATTCATTTTGCGACTTGACCGCAATTCTGCCGATCAATGGCTCGCGGTTCTACATCGGGCTTGACGGCGTGACAACAGATTTGACCTGTGTGCCGCAAGACCCAAACGCGGTCAGTTACGAAACAGCGGCTTATTTACAACAGCCGATTGTCTCGGACGGGTCGATGGAGTTTCGTTTTAGTTTCGAGGGCAATGTCAACGTCGCCAATACTGCCGCGATTATGTTTCAAGGCGACAAGGCGCAAGGCGAACGACAATTCTATTCAATTGCTTACTGGGTTATTTTGGGTAAGTGGGTTATCGTTCCAGCCGTTCCGACAACGGCGGGTCACAAGATTTATTCGTATGACATCAATATCGTCTATGTCGGCGCATCGCAATCGCTTTCGCCCGATACCTGGTATTGGCTAAAGGTGACTCAATACCACGATCATGTTTTGGCAGAGGTCTCGACGGAAGCAACGCCCGTTCATTGGACAACAGTCATTGACTATTCAGTCCATGCGCCAACAGTCAAAAGCATTCCTGCCAATCAAGGATACTGGGGACTCCTGGGGCATAGTGTCTCTAGTCCATCGGGCGCAATTGGCAACACCGACGCGACGGGCGGTAAGGTCGCAATGGATAGCGGCGGAAGTCCTAAAATGTGGGCAGTCCAAATCACAACGCCCGCAAGTAAAGGAATTCTCTATGCGCTCGCGGGACTCTTTACGCAGACGGGACAGCCCGCCGACTTGACCGTAGGCATTGTAGCCGACAGCGGGGGCAGTCCCGCCAATGTCACGGTTGAGGAAAATGTCATTTATTCGGTCAGCGTCAAGTCGCTCAACTATGGCGCAACGGACGCGCCCGCATGGAAATATCAACCCGTGCCGTCGAATGTGCGTCTTGCCGCTTCGTCTCTTTACTGGCTCTATGTAACTTTCAACGGCGCGCTAGGTGGCGGGCAATCCTGGGAGTGGTATACCGATACGGGCGGCTCGCATGGCACAACTAAGTCAAGCACAGACGGCGGCGGAACATGGTCAACTGAATCGGGCAAGTCGCTCGCGGCGTGTATCTTCATCGATAGCGACGGCGGACTCACGCAATTCCGTTCGATGAATTGGACAAGCGGCGAAGCCGTTCATACGTTAGAAGATTTGGCGCATCATATTTCCGCGCGCGCGCACGTTCTCAATATCACACCTGATGCGTTCGGGGTTACAGCGGACTTAGTAGCGGGTTGGTTGCCGTCTGCATTTGGCACGCTGGGCGATTTCGTGATGGACTGTGATGTATCAGGCGCAAATGCTGAAGTTTATTTTCGCGCTACGACGCAGGGCAACGCGGCAACGGGCTACAAAGTCGTTATCGGGTCAACGATGAAGGTCTACTGGCAGAATGTTTTGGTATCACAGTTATCATCGATGCAATATATTCCATCGGCTTATCATTTGCGCGTGGTGTGCCAAACGAATTTTGTCTATGTGTGGATCAACGAAGCACTCGCCTTAACCTACTATGCGCCTGCTGCGAATGTCCCAGGATATTTTGGAGTCGGCGTGGCGACATTTACGAATCTGCGAATACCCCACTTGAATCAAATCGTGCCGTATTGGTTGACCGATGAAGGCGAAACGGCGTTGACTGCACTTGGCAAGTTATTTGACCCAGCCAAGACGGGTTACAAGTATTTCATGCGCTTTGACAATTCGCTCCGCATCGTGTCTTTGCCCGCCTCGCGGCGCGTGAGTGTAGATACCTATTCAGACACGATTCAGGCAACCGAAACGGGGCAGACGAATCGATATGCGATTGGACAAATCAAGCCAACGTCGAATCATACTGCGCTTAGATTCTTTGCCGAAGCATTGGCGCGCGTGGGCTTGCGCGTGTTCAAAAAATTCGATTATGTGCGCGGATTCTCTAACGAGCAAGCGTATGCGGATGGATTGACCGTCGCGAATCTAGCCGAGGAACAGAATAATGCTACGACGATGAATAGCGACATTGCGGTTTATCCGGGCGAGATCGAAGACCGAATCACCAACTCGATAACGGGCAAGGATTATCTGGTCAACGATATTTCCTGGGACTACGAACTCAACGGCACGGCAAAGCAAAAACTGGGATTGCGGGAAATTCCATAATGAATCGCACCGTCTCGGACTTGCTCAACCAAAAGAATACGCAACTGCTTTCCCAGCAATTGCCGCAAATCAAGAAAAGGAAAACTCCGATAATTGACGTGTTGTTCCCAGCCCATTCCTTTGTTGTGGCGACCCAGGGTTACGGCAAGATGATCGTCAAAGCCGACCCGTCGATAGATTTTGGCACGTTCTCTCGCCCGAAGGTTTCCGTGCAAGGGCTAGCGACGATTGAATACAACGACACGACAGGAACGTGGCACGCGACGGGCTACGAAACGACGAATCGCTGTCTGTCAACGGCAACGGTCAACGTACCAAATATCCCGCTGCCGACTTATACGCCGATTGTCGATTCGAGCATAGTCTTCGAGCCGTTCAGGGTAGACACAAACTTTTCGCCATTCATCGCGGATATGGGAAAGGTATCGCCTTTTCTTATGCCGTCCCTGGGAACGGACGAAGAAGTCTACTCGGTGTCAGGTGGGCTATCAGTTAGCACAGGGCAGTTACGGCTCTACAATCGTTCGGGTGTTCCCTGGCAACTAGGATTGATTTATATTTCCGTTGGAACTGCGCCGACTGGGGATAACATCATTGTGGATGTGAAGAATAGCGGCTCGACCATCTTCACAACGCCCGCGAATCGTCCGACGATCACGGCGGGGAGTTATACGGGCGTGAGCGCGTTACCGCCTGACCTGCCGATTGTGGCGGTGGGAGAATACTTGACAGTGGATATTTTGCAAGTCGGCGCGACGATTCCAGGCAGCGATCTCGTCACCCAATTTCCTATGGTGCGCTAATGCCAAGATGGGGATGGGGAACAAGCGGCGGGTTGCCACAAGGTATATTCTATTTTGTTCATCAACCGTTAGGATTCGGAACGGCATACGAAATTCGCAAAGTGGTGAACGGGGCAGTGGTTTCAACCCACAACACCTGGGATGCAACGCGCGAAGCCATTACGACGCCAACGGCAGACCGCGTGATACTTTACAGTTACCACTACAACACACCCTGGTTTGACCAAGACATTCAACACTCGGAAGATGCTGGCAATAGTTTTGCGTTAGGGATATGGTTGTTTAACGATTCGGACATCTATGTGACGGGGTGGAGTCCAAACACACAACCACAAGTATTTCTCCGCTATGATTTCTCTGACCCAAGTATAATCTGGGGGTCATTTATCTGGGTCGATGTAAGCAAAACATTGTTGCATTTCGATACTTATTGTAGCCAAGATTACGGAGCGACTTGGGCGAATCTCGGAACTGCCGATGGATATGTCGATGATCCCGATGTGTCAATTACCGCACCGCGCCACGACGGGTCAAGCGCATTTATTTGGCAGAATACAGTGGGTAAAATAAAAACACGCGTAGCATTGGTTGATAAAAGTGGTTCATTTACCTGGCGCGGCAAGTCTAATTTCTTTAACACAGGAACGGTGCGATACGGAGACACAGACAACTTTTATCTGTCAGACAGCGTGGACATTTGGCAATACACTTGGTCAACGGATACGCTCGCCAAAGTAAACAGTTCCGGCGGGTACATAATGTCTACTCGACTTGGAACACTCTTGTGCTTTTCATTCGTCCTGGGAGTGGGGCTGTCCATTGAACGAAGTACTGATGGAACAACCTGGACACACACAAATTATACTTGCCCGCTAGTTTTAGTAGCGCCTACCGTCAACTCACTCAACACCATATTGATTCCAACACTAGATGGACGAACGGTCTGCAGTATAGATGATGGTTTATCGTGGCAAATAAGCGAGGTGTTCCTTCCTGCAACGTATAACCCAGTTGATGTGAGTGGTGTATGATAACCCTTGACGGCTTTTCATTCCACACGGACAAATCAAACTATGCAGACCGACCCGATGCGCCCGCGACTTACGGGCGCGGACTGACAGGGCTTGTGCTGGCGATTGAATCGGGGAACGTCTACCAAGTAGAGACCATCACACTAAACATTTCGCAGTTTGAAAGCGAACTGCTCAAAGCCAGTTTTACGAAGTGCCATTCGACAAACGTCAATCTTAAATACACTGACGAACGCGGTGTCACCTGGGACACGGCAAGCGGCAACGATACGGCGATGCACAAATACGATTGCGGAGCGTGGATAGAATCGCTCGGAGAACCGAAGCCCGCAACCGAAGCATTGTTTGACCCATTTGGAAAAATTTTGTTCACGCCGACGAATCGATTTACGACGCAGATGGTTTTGAAAATGTTAGCGCGCGATAGCGGCTATTTGTTGACCGAAGCGGGCGAGATTATCAATACTGAATCGAGTGATAGATTGCTTTGGCAAGCGGCATAGTATGGACAAAAAAATCACAGCTCTCAACCAAACATCTTCCGTAGCCGATACCGACCTGACTGTCGTCGTGACCGATCCTGCGACCACGCCCGAAACCAAGAAGATTGAAATTGGCGATTTGAAAACATCGCTAGGCGTTCCAGCCAAAGGCACGACGGTTGTCACGCAAACCGCCTATGGGCAATCATCAGCAGTCGGGTCAAACAATGCGTATGCGCCAAGCGACCATGCTCACGGTACGGTTGGACACGACGCGCATGGAAACTTGACGGGTGTTACTGCCAATCAACACCACGCGCAATCTCATGTCCTGGCTTTAACGAGCGGACTTGGCGCAGACCATACGGTTAGCGGACTGACAGCGGGACAAGTCCTTCGCGCAACAGGCGCAACGACAGCGGCATTTCAATCTATCGGCGCAACCGACCTTCCAAATACTGCCGTTACTCCTAGCTCTTACGGCGATGCGACACATGTTGGCGCTTTCACGGTTGACCAACAGGGACGAATCACGGCGGCGTCTGATGTGGCGATTACGGCGGGACATACGATCCAGGACGAAGGCACACCACTACCCGCCGAACCGAATCTTGACTTTGCGGGTGCGGGTGTCACCGTAACCGATGTGCCTGGAAGTAGCAAGACGCTCGTTACGATTCCTGGCTCTACACTAACTCCACCCGCTGGTAACGACACCGAAGTTCAAATCAACAACGGCGGTGCGTTCGGTTCGGAAGAATATTTCAAATATACGATTGCCGATAGCACTCTGTTCGTTCGCAAGATAAAAGGTGATAGCACTCTTGGCTTGACGATCCGCTCGAATCTGCCAACCATCGAAGGCGAGACGGGCAATGTATTGAATCTGCTTGGCGGGAATGCGGTAGATGGAGCAGGAATAACGCCTGGTCAGGGCGGTCTAATCAATATCCAGCCCGGTATTGGAGCAAATGGCGGCGCAAATGGGACTTTGGTGCTGACGTTCCCTGACTTAGCGGGTGCGGGGCAAGTTGAACTTCAAGGCGATTTGCTTACGACCTATCGCGCCGTAAAGTTTCCCGACAAGGCGGGAACGTTGGCGATGCTGTCAGATATAGCGTCACCTGTTCTAAGTGGTTCGGGCGCGCCTGCCCCAGGTTCTGGGGCGGCAGGATCGATCTATTTCGACATTGCGAATCCCAACGAACCATTATTTTATTTCAAAACCTAAAGGAGGTTTTCATGCAACAGAAAGCATTTCGGTTCGGCCCGGTCGCGCTCAGTGCGACTTTGACCACGAACATCCTGAATCCTGGCACGACAACGGGCGGAGTTGCCTCGACTTCTGCGCCGTATGACAAGTTGCGGATTATCCTGACGCATATCCGCGTTGCCAATAAGACCGGTAGCGCGGCAACCGTCTCGCTATGGATTGGCGCAACGGGCGGAAACGCCGCAGGCACAGAATTTGCGTTCCAGGGCTATTCCGTCGCGGCAAATTCCTATGTCGATTGGTATGGACGAATGCCACTAGACACTGTCGATTTCCTAGTTGGCGGCGCGGGGACGGGAACTGCCTTAGCCATCGAAGGCGAAGGCGAGATAGGGGTTGCGTAAATGCCCTGGGTTGGACCGGTACCATTAAAAGGGACTCCTGGTGCACCTGGCGCAGACGGTGAACCGGGCGAAGATGCGCTTGTCATTCCTGGCGTGCCCGGTCCCGCAGGTGCTACGGGAGCGGCAGGGGCTGTGGGCGCGCAGGGTCTTCCGGGCATTCCTGGTTTCGAGGGAGAACCTGGCGAGGACGGCTTGCCCACGCCCGGCGCGGATGGGATAATGGGCGCGCAAGGTGTGCAAGGCACTCCGGGTGTCCCTTGGGCGGAAGGAGAACCGGGCGAAGATGGGTTACCCGTGCCTGGCGTAGCGGGTGTCCAGGGCGCAACAGGCGCGAAAGGGGAAAATGGTGTACCAGGGACTCCTGGAATAGAAGGCGAGCCAGGCGAAGATGCTGTTCCGATGCGTCCGACACTCGTCGCGGCGGATATTCCAGCGTTGAGTTATGCGCCGTCTGCCCTAACCTCTGCTCACATTTTTGTCGGCAACGTCTCGAACGTCGCAACCGACGTGGCGATGTCGGGCGATGCGACGCTGGCGAATACGGGCGCGCTGACGATTGCCAACAAAGCGGTATCGCTTGCGAAAATGGCAGACATGGCAACGTCTTCGCTCATCTATCGCAAAACAGCGGGGGCGGGTGCGCCAGAAGTCAATACGTTGGCGACATTGAAGACAGACCTGGGAACAATGCCGCCAAGTTCGCATAATGTTTTAGACTCTACCTATCACGGCGACGTGCTAACGGGTTCGATTGCTCGCGGCGATATTCTTTACGGCAACGCCACGCCGAAGATTGCGCGATTGGCGCATCCTGCCGATGCCTACCGATTTTTGACGACTACTGCAACCGATGTTGAGTGGTCGGGCGGTAGATTATATGTTTTAGCGGGTATCCAATGTAGCATTGTTCACGATGACGATGATGGTTTTTTCTCTTTCAGTTTTTTCAAGTTTGCTGGAACTCCATCGGGCTATTTTTTGATTTATGATAACAAGCATTTGGATGTGGTAACAAGTTTACGCAACGAGGGCGCGGATGGAATTCTACACTGGAATGGCGCATACACCCTCACTGTTCCGCAATCAGGCATCCTCTACGCTCTAGCCGACCCAGGCGCAAACACCCTCGCGGGCTGGGACGACACCGACAATCTGCCGACGAATATCACCATCGGCGCGAATCTAACGTATACGCACAGCACCCACACGCTCGCCGTAAGTGGCACGGTCACTCCCTCCGTCCACGATATGATAACCAGCCATAGTTACACCGGCGGCGCGGCGCTGGACGTGTTCGGGCTGAGCGCGGCAAACACGCTGGCGCGATTGACGCCGAGCGCGAATCCTGGCGCGGCGGCGGCGATATTGGCGAGCGCACCGACGACGGGGTTATTGACACTGACTAGACTGACCTTAACCGCCTTAAATGCACTCACATTACCTGACGGTGTGTATTCCATGATTACATCGACGGGTGCATATATTTTAGCAACATCATCCAACCAGTGTTATTTTTACGCGGGTTCGTCAGGATGGCATGTTCGCAATTCTACCGACACCGCTAATCTATTAAGTATTGATAGTAGTGGCAATGTAGGCGTTAATGGAGCGCCTATCAATAAATTCAGTGTCGTCGGGGCGAAATCTGGAGCAACGGGTGGCGTCACCATAGTAGATAGTACATCAATGGCAAAGGGTGTCGGGGGTATTCTAACGTTTCGCGGAAATTATACCGGAACAACCGGAACCATAGTGGCAACCATTCAGGCAGCCAAAACAAATGGAACAGATAGTGATTATGGATTTGACCTTGTGTTTTCCACGCGCCAGAATGGATCGGGGGGAGAAGCGGAACGGATGAGAATAGACAGTATTGGCAACGTCGGCATCGGTAAAGTCCCTACGCAAATTCTCGACGTAGCGGGTCAGATTCGTACAGACGTAACTCTGACCACCGGCGCAAAAACTCAGGCGCGATATTTTCCTATGAATATCAACGGCACAGTGGTCAACGTGCTAACTGACTAGGAAATGGAACAATGAAACTCAAAGAGATGGTTATTGTCATTATCTTGCTCCTCTCGCTGGGACTCGTGGGATGGAGCAACCCAACCCAGGTGGCGGGCTGGAATTGTAGCGAGATTAAAATTACATCAGTCGTCGCTCACACATCTCCCGCGATGGTCAGTCTGCGAATGACGCGCCCCGATGGGGTCAAAAACATTTATTACCTGGATAGTTCGTTGGGATTCGACATTTCAATTCCGTCATCAAATTGGAGCGTCGGTTCGGGACGATACGAAACGACCTGGGGCTATGTAGACAACGACCCCATTTCCAATTTGCCCTATGCGGTGACGTTGAATTGCTCGACCGCTGTAACGCTATCGTCGTTCAAGAGCATTTCCTATAATTGGCTGGATAGAATTTTAAGACTACTAAAGGAGCAACGATGAAATTGAAACTAGGGGCACTCGTCAGCGCGCAACCCGCATTGGATGACCTGGCATCGAAACAACTGGTTGCCAAGACTGCATTTCGGATTGCCCGCAATCTGCGGATCATTGCAGGCGAGAGAGAATTGTACGAGCAGCAACGCATCGCACTGGCGAAAAAATACGGCACGCTGGATGCTGAACACAGCCAGTACAGGTTCGCCAACGGCAACGGCGAAAAGTTCATAGAAGAACTCAACGCTCTGATGAACACCGAAGTCGAGAATGGCATTATGCCGATTCCGCTATCCGATCTAGCAGACGTGAAAATGTCGGCGGGTGATATGGCGATGCTAGATTGGTTGATCGAAGATGCTGACACCGCGTCAGCGGCAAATCTTCCTGGCTAGTTGCCAGGGGCTGGGCGATAATAGAATCGCGTTGGATATGGGAGTGAACGAGCGGACACTCAGATACATCCGCCAATCGGTCTATCGCCGCTTAGGCATCGGTGGCGATAACACGACCAAGCGGGTGCGAGCGATGCTATGGCTGTTGATTATCGGAGAGATTGCGCCTGGCGATCTTGAAATACATCACGTCAAGCGCAGAGAGGATTACTAAAAATGAAAAAATTGATTTTGATTTTGGCTCTGTTGATGCTGGCGTT